TAAATGCCTTGCCCGTCGGGGCTGTCTTTTTCTTTGAACATCATCTCGCTCGCGGCGAGCTCTTTCTTCGTCCTGTCCTGCAGCGCCGTCTGCGCCAGCTGAGCCTTGACCTGTTGAATCGTGATGTTCTGCATGGCCGCCATCTGCATCACCTGCAGGTCATGCTTCAGCTGCAGCTCGAGCATCCGCAGGCGCCTGTTCTCGACCTCGCTCTCGGTGCGGGACTCGGTCTCCGCCGCGCGGCCGGCAGCCACCGCCTGCGCCTCCTGCATCCTGGCCTGAGCCATGATCTGCGCCACCTGGATCTTCGGGTCCGGCTGCGGCGGGTTGGCCTTCGCCCGCTCCTCGACCTCTTCGTCCGTGAGCAGGATGTCCCGCGGGTCGATGTGCTGCGCACGCAGCGCCTTCTCGAACAGCTTCTTCTGGTTGATCAGCGGCCCGTAGACGGCATTGCCGCCCAACGCCAGCAGGTTCGTGAAGGCCTGGTTCTGGATGTCGCGCACAACCAGCGCCGACGAGCCGCGGGCGTCGACCACGAAGTCGCCCTTGATCTCGTCCTTCTCGCTGTACGCCATGTTGTAGTAGTAGTACCGGCGGATGTGCGGCTTCGTGATGTAGTCGTCGAACTGCTTCACCAGTCGACGCAGCACCACGTTGGCGCCGTTCATCAGCAGCTGCATCCCGCCGACCGTCTCCGGAGCCGAACCCTGCTGCCCCTGCGCCATCATCGGCGTGGCCGTCTCCTGGTCGGCGATCTTCTCGGCCATGTCGATCACGGCCTGCAGCTGGCTCTGGTGGTTGTCGAACTGGAACGCCGCGAAGACCTTGTTTACGTCGATCGAGTCGTCGTTCAAGTACCAGAACTTGCGCGGGGTCAGCGAGAACTGGCCGTCGGCCGGCGTCACCGCGCCTCGCTTCATCACGATCTGAGGGCCGGACGTGACGCCCATGTTGTCCATCAGCATCCGCCAGGCGCCGTTGGTCACGCTCTGCTGCGACTTGAGCAGGTGCGGCACGCCGTAGCCGCGCGCCGAGCCGGCGACCTTCTCCCAGGGGAAGAAGTCGTAGATCAGCTCACCATCGTCGAGCGGGTTCAGGTACGCCCGCACGACGATGTTGTTGATCATCTCGACGCAGCCGCTGATGCTCTCCAGCTCGTCGTCGCCGATCGCCACGCCGGCCGCCTTCAGGTCGTCCCGATCGAGCTCCCCGCAGTAGATCCAGTGCTGGTAGGTCTTCCCGTCTTCGCCGTTGTTCTTTTCCAGCTCCTGCCTCTGCACCTCGTACAGCGCGGCGCTACGCTGGGGACCTTCGTCGAGAACCTTGCGAAGCTGGTCCTTCATGTAGCCTGGCTGCTTGGCCAGCTCGCGGACCTGCTTCTCGTTCTTCTCGTCGAGCTCGAACACGCCGCGGCCGTTCTTCACGTCGTCGCCGCATGACGGGTCCTCCCAGACCTGCCTCGGGTCGACGCGGAACGACGCCGGCTTGAGCTCTTCGACGAGCTCCAGCACGTGCACCTTCTCGCCGGTCGCGGGGTCCACCTTCTCGCGCCACGCCTTGCGCGTGCGGCGCGTGACGAGCGGCCCCTTCAGCACGCCGGTGCCGGTCACCGCCGCGTCGTGCAGCATCTTGCGCACCTCGGCGTTGTAGTCGCACTCGATCAGCTGGTCCTCGATCTCGCGCTGCATCGCCTGCGCGGCCTGGTGCGCGACCTGCTGCACGGCCTGCGCAATTTGGGATTTTTTGGCTGGACGCCCAAGTTGCGGGTCCGTGACCACGTTCCCCTGCTTGTCGAACAGGACCGGCTGGCCGCTGGCCGGATCGATGAGGACCGTCTCGTCCTGCATCGCCTTCGCGCATTCGGGGTCCGGCGTCGGCTGGATGCCCCAATTGCGGTCGTCGGTGGGCAGCAGGATGTCCGCCAGCCGCGCCTCGGCGGTGTTGGTCTTCTGCCGCGTGATGCCGACGAACACCGTCGAGCGGGTCGGGCCGGCCATGCGGGTCGTGATCGGGTAACCCTCGTAGACCGACTCCATCATGGAGGCAGCCATCTTCGTGGCCGCGTCGATCCCATGGTACTGGTCGATGTCACGAACGACACGCTTGTCCCAACCCGTGGCCGCACGCGCGCGGATCCACTTGTCCCGCGTGGCTGCCAGAGACGAGCCGAAAGACTGCAGTCGCTCTTGGCGAGCGATCTCGGTCTCTACGTCGTCTTTTTCAGAGGTAGGTTCTTGCATTGTCGTTTCTTGTTAAGGTGCCGGCTGCCCTATGACGCGGGCCGGCGCCACGCCACCGTTCGCTGTAAGGCTCAGCGTTCTCCCCACCAGGAGATCAGTACGCGCAGTCCGCATCGAAGACTTGGAACTGTGGGAGGTTGGCCGCCTCCCTGCGCGCCAGGCCCTTCACGGGCTCGAGTTCATGCAGGCTCTTCGCCTTGCGGAGCATCATCAGTGCGTATCGAGTCGCACTGAGGATGTCGTCGTCTTCCTTGACGATGATCCCTTCCTTGCGGTGGTAGAGACGAAACTCGCTGAACCAATCCTCGAGGTGCGAGAACACCCGCAGCCGCCGAGTCTGGAACCGCTCCAACATCATCGACACGCCCGCCTCGAGGCTGTTGCCGCCCGGCTTCCCGTCCGGCCGCGCCTCGAACTGCGCACGCTCGCTGAGCATGTTCAGTCCGAACTTCTTGTACTGCTCCATCAGGATCTCGCCCGACCCCTTGTCATGCTGCAGACCGTCGTGCGGCCACGCCCAGGGCATGTTCTGGTAGCCCTTGCCGATGACCATTCCGGCCTGCGTCATGACCGGCGTCTCCTTGACCTTCCACGCGTCGTAGACGTAGACCGTGTCCGTGTCGCGGTCGTGAGCCAGGCACGCGAACCCGGACGGGTGGCCCCAGCCGAAGTCGATTCCACAGATCCGCGCCCAGTGCGGCGGAATCTCGAACGGCTGCACCGTAATCGTCGACTCGGCCACCGGGAACACCAGGCCGGAGCCCATGATCGGGATCCCCCTGGCACGCGCCTCTCGCTCGTGCTCGGGGTAGGTCGCCACGATGCGGGCACGCTCCTCGGGCGTGTAGTGCTCCGCGTCGTCGATCGTCATGCGGACGACTGTCGTGCCCTGCGGCTTCTCCATCAGGAACCGCTTCACGACCTGCGACATGCCCAACAGGGGCGTGAACGTCACAAACACCAGGCCGCCGGTGGCGTTGGTCCGCGTGAGCGCCTCGGAGTAAATGTCCAGCGGCGGCTCTTCGTCCATCCACACGATGTCGACCGTGTCGGCCTGCCACTTCGTGCGGCCCTGGTCGTAGCTGTTGAACTGGATGACCGACTCGCCGCCGTACTCGTTCTTCACCACGACGCTGGCCAGCGCGTCCGGCACGCCGGGCTTCATCGTTGTACTGCCCAGGCAGTCTTTCGGGATTGCCCCCGTGCCCCACTCTTCGCGCTTCTGCGGCGAGCCGACGAGCAGGCGCTGCACACCTTTGCGGGTCAGTTCGCCCGACTCCGAGCCGACGAGGATGCTCACCGGGCGGCGAAACCTGCGACCCGTCCACCAGTCCGGATACCGGCCGGTGGCGTGCATCGCGATCTCGTACGCGCCGGCCCACGTCTTTCCTAGTTGATTACCCGCACAAAAAAGACGTTCTCGAAAATCAGCTCCGACCGAGTGAAATTCCTTCTGCTTCGCGTACGGCTTGTACGACGCGAGCATGTTCTCGCGCTGCCGACGGTCGCGGATCTCCAGCAGCTCGAGCAGCTCGAGCTTCTCCTCGGGGGTGAGCGAGGCGAGATCGGTCAAGCCAGGGTCCTCAACGAGTTCAGGATCGACAGCACGCCGCCGCCGGCCATTGCCCCGACAAGAGCGCCTGCGGCCGTCGCGAGTCCATCCTGCAGACTCGGCGTGCGGCCCGGGGCGAAGAGGTCATAGACCTCCTTGCCGATCGCCGCGGCCACGCCGGCTGCAGCTGCGATCAGGACGGCCGGCAGCACCTTGATGGGCAGCGCCAGGCCGAGGACCACAGCCAGGCCCGCGGAGATGTACAGCCCCGCGTTCCAGTGGTCCTTCTTGTCCTCGCCGGTCCAGGCGTCGTCCCACACGAAGCGGTTCACTTCTTTCGCTCCAGCAGCGACTGCAGGCGCCGCTCGATCTGCTCGTCGGTCAGGTCCGGGGTCTTGTTGACCACCTCCACCGACTTCAGCTTCGGGCGGGTGTACTGGGCCAGCTCGGTCAGGAGCTTGACCCGCGTGTCCATGTCCACGACCGGCTTGAGGATTGGTTCGCCGGTCTGCGGGTCGGTGAGCACGGAGCCGTCGCGAGCGCGGTGCGGCTCCTTCGTGGTCAGCACCTTCGCCAGTTCCTCGATGGGGTCCAGGCCGTATCCCTCGAGGACGTCCGAGACAGCCCTGAGATTCAGGCGGCCAGAGCGGCTGGCACGTCCGCCAGGGCCGTGACCGATCTGGACGGTATCGGGCGGCTCCATGTCGTCGCGACCCCACATCGAGGCCATGCGCGGCACATCGCCGGCCATGTCCTTGAATTCGATGTCACGACGGTTTCGACCGTCAGCCATGCTGTCCTCTGTGAAGTAAGTTGCCGATCGGCCGGACCGAGTCACGCCCCCATAGTGGATGGGACCCGCGCGCCGGAGTCCCAAAGCGGGGTGTACGGGGGGTCGTTTTTGTGGCGCGGCGCGATCGAAAGGGGGAGGGGGGTCTCGAGGGCCGAGCGCCCCCGCCCTGGCCCTGTCAGCAGCGGATCTTGCCGTCCTTCAGCGCCCCATCGAAGCCCTTGACCGGGGCGCCAGCCTTCGTGTCCGTGCCAGTCGCCGGGGCCTTGCCCATGGTCGGGCCCTTGGGCGCCGGGACGATGCCGGGCTTGGCGCCAGAGCCGAAGCCCTCGGCCGCCACTGCGGGGTTGCGGCTCAGGGCCGTTGCGTACTGTTGAGCTGCCATCGTGTCCTCGTTGTGCCAGCTGGTGCTGGTCGCTGTTGCTGCTCCCTCGTGGAGCGGGTGAATGTTCGGGTCCTCGCCCAGGCACCTACATCGTCATGACCGGGCCCGGGCGCCTGTAGCCCTGCTCGTCCCGGCTGGCTGCCTCAGCGTCCCAGGCCGCGCCTTCGCTGGCCTGCATGCCCATCTCGACGTCGTCGGCCAGTTCCTGGCGCACCAGGGCGAGCACCTCGTCGATCGTCTGCACGGTCTCGTTGATCCCCTCGTGGCCGGGCTCCTCGCCCTCGCCTTCGACGGTGGAAACGCTGTAGCCGCCCTCGGGCAGGATCGTGATCGTGATGGTTTCGGCAGCCATGGTGCTCTTTTGTCAGTCCCGGGGCATTGTCGGAGGGGGCAGCATCCGCCGCAAATTGTCACCC